TGACGTCTACTGAGCCATCTTTAAGGTATACGAGGTCTATGCCGAGGTCACGAACTTTGTCCGGGTCTGCACCAATAGTTTTGTTGAGGCGACCTATCGCGCCTTCAACGGCGTCTACTGGGATACTGAGGTCGCCTGCGACTTCGATATAGCGTGACGCGTCCTGAACTGATAGTCCTGTAGCATCCGCAAATTTGCCTGCGGCTAATGCGAGATCTTGGAACGCTTTGATGCCTTGTGCGGCGAACCCGACTAAAGCCGCGCCACCTGCTAAAGCAAGGTTGCCTGCGTTGGCTTTGACGGCATCTAAAGCGACGTTTGCGCCAGCCTTAAATTTGTTGAGTCCACCTTCGGCGTTCCCGACCGCTTTCTTAAAATCTCCAAAAGCGTCTTTAGCAGCTTTAATACCTTTGTCCTCAAGGCTTGTAATGATCGGAATGTTGATTGCCATTAGGGACGCACCTTTGCCAATTCAGCGTTCGCTTCTCGGACCACACGGTCAATTGTGTCACTCATCTCACGCTCAACACTACCAATCATTTTTTCGGCGTTCTTCCACATATAGCGTGAAGGGTCACCCGGTAGGGAACGACCAAAGTTTGGGCGTTGATATTTTGGTTCTCGCCGCGATGTCGTACCGCCAGCCTTGCCAGCCATATCTGCAATGGCGACGGGTGCGCCTTTAGTTTGGATTCGCACAATGTTGACGGGTACAACATTGGTACTGTCGTTTAACCCTCGGCGCGGTTTGCGCGTATCAATTTTGATTTGTGCGTTCTTACGGTTTCCCCACCCGGTACGGCCGTTGTGGGCCATTCCAGATAGGGGAGGCGACTTAGGAATGGACTGGTTGATCTCAGCCAACATTGGTTTGAGGATTGCTCGAATGTCTTTGTTCAATTCCTTCTTAAGTGAAGGGTTGATTTTGCCGAGTTCGCGCATTGTCTCGGCTACACCTTTCACTTGAATTGTCATCGTTTGTGTTTCGCTTTCTCGTTTTCCTCAACAAGCAAACGAACCATCTCATCCACAACCGACGCTGGACAGTTCATCAAATCCAATGGGCTGATGCCTGTCCTGAGTGCCAGTTGCGCTATGAGGTTGACTGCGCGTCCTGCTTTGGTTTCTCTTTTGGGACAAACGTGATGTCCGCTACTTTTTCAACCCACTTAGGAAACAGTTCAACGATTACGCCACTTGAGCGAACCGCGTCCCATGCCAACCAAGCCAAAGCCTTAAATTTCATGTTCTCTAGAAACTGCCCGACGGAGAGCTGAGGATGATGGTCCTCCCACCTGCACGCAACACCGTAGGTGATGGGTGCTTCGTGTGTTTCTCCGTCGAGCATCTCTACTCGTAACGTCATACCAATCATGTCGGGGTCCTTTGTTTGTGTTGGTTAGATCAGGCTACGGCGCGAACCCAAGTGCCACCAGTGCCCGAAACGGTCATGGTGTCAAGGGAGCCCACGGTGCTTGAGATCGGCATAAACGACGAAATCATCATGTTGCTAATTGTGTAGATCGGATTTCCGGGTGCGGCCACGCCAGAGTCAGGTGCAACAATGACGGTGGTGTCGCCGTCGCCGACAACATCTGACAAATACTTTTCAACTGAAGTCGCGCCGTACTCAAGAAGCACAGTTGCCGAAACGCTCACCGTTTGAAGGCCAGCCACAAACTTGTGTCCTGTGGCTCCCATGACGGTTGCCTCAAGCGAGTCAAAACCTGCTTCGAGGGTGATGGACGAACAGTTAAGTGAAATGTTGTTTGCGCCAATGGTGATTTGTCCACTGCCTTGGTAAACGATTGCCATGATTTTGTTCCTTTGTTAGTTAGCGTGTCGCTGTGAGTTTAATAGTGAGGTCGTAACAGGGGAGGTCTTGCGACCCGATCGTTGCGATGGATGGTTGTCCATTGATGACTGCAATGTTTGAGCCGAGGATGGTGTCCACGACGCCAAGGATGTAGTCGGTTGAGTCTTGGTTGCCGGGTGGCGCTCCAAGGATTCGAATAGTGATTGTGACGTCACTGACTTTGGATGTTGGGTTTGCACCGTACGATTCAAACGACGGCAACTCAATAAAGACGGTGAGCGGTCGTGCGTTGCGTGGATCGGTAACAGGTTTAAGCCCAAGGGCCGTAAGTGATGCTGAGACCGCGTTGATCGCGTCTGTGAAAATGCCAGCCATGTTAAGCGCACTGCGATCTCTTAACGCCAAGCAACTGGTTGACTCGACCCAAGGTCATTAACGGTGGTCCGCTCATGTCTTGGAAGGATGCGTAACTGTCTCCAGTGGTCCCGCGTTCACGGTAAAGCCCTGCAGCGTAAAGCGTGGTTCCTAACAGCACTGAACTGTCAGGGACGGTCGTGAGACTGTCGTGGTAACCAGCCTGCACGCGACGCCTGAAACACCAGGAGTTTGCAGCTGCGACACAAGTAGTCAGGAAGGCGGTGTCGTTGGCAGTTGCGGACGAAATGCCAAGAAACTCAATTACTGGCGCAGTTGATGACAACCATGTACAAGTCAAAGTCCATGTCAAAGTTCCAAACGGATCGGCAGCAGATCGTTCTAAATCGTTGCCAACATCTTGAAACATCAACTGGTTGACAATGATTTCGTTTTCGTTGTACAGCAGGTCGCCTGCTTCGTTAACGCCAGCAAACAAGTTGACCGGTACAGCGATAACAATGTGTGTCCCGTTGAGGCTGTGACCTAATCCTGTCAATGTGATTGTCTGACCGACTGTGATGTCGGTTGCTTCAAGGGTCTGCACCACAGCAACATCGTCTAGACGCTGGTGGTGCGTCACGCTGAATGTGGCCATGGTGCAGTCTCTCTACTCAGTTCCGTCTATCAGACGAAAGCAGCCTTAACGAACTTGGTGTTGTCAATCATCAAAGCGGCGAAGTAGCCACGGAACGCAATGGTGCGGCTCAAGGTAGACGGGTTGTCCAACGAGATTGCGCCTTTTTGCTGTTCAAACAGTTCGTACCCAGACGCGTCGCCAGCAATCAAAGTTGCAGCGGCGAAGTTGCGGTCAACGATAACTGACAAACCAAAAGCGTTGCCGTTGTTCTGTCCGGGTGCAAGGTTGCCGTATGCGTTCATTGGGCCGACTTGCGGGAACAACGGACGGTCTGCGGTATCGGTAAGACCGAGGAGATTTCCCCAAATGTCTGGTGATACAAAAATGTGCGTTGGCAAGTTGCCGTTTGACGATGACAAGATTGTTGCAGCAGATCCTGCTACCCATTCTGACCATGACTTTGGATCAACAAGATCAGCAGCTACAAAGTTGCGGGTAACGCTTGCGCCTGCAACCAAAGTATCGGCTGCGTAGTTGTCGGTTGCGTTTGCGTAGATACGGCCCATGTCGTCAAGCAAGATTGACAAGATTGCGGGATCGGTCCAATCAAGATCGGCTTCGGAGATGTTCACATAGCCACCAAAAATTTGCTTGGTGACCTGATTCGATGACACCACAAAAGTGCCTGACTGGTTGGTCATTTCTGCGAGGCTTGCACCGATGCTGGTGTGAGTTGTGACCTCGGGACGGATAAAGATTTTGCCTCCACCCGGCATGGACTTTGCACCAACTGCATCAACAACTGGGCGACGGCCAATGAAGTTGTTGTAGACGGGTCCAAGGATTGGGGTTGGGAGTACACCGGGTGTGTCGCTGGTGACCACGTCGGGAGCTGCGGCGCGAAGTGCTTCGTGCATACGTTCCCAAGCAGTTCCGCCAGCAATGGCAGCACTCAAGTATTCGACAGCAGTCGGCAGTTTTGCGTCACGCTTAAGGGCGGTTGCGTAAATGGGTTGAGTCGCAACTGCGGCTTCAACGGTTGTGGGTTCTGACATTTCATCCTCCTCGGATGGTGTTGGGGTTGTTTCTGTTGGGGTTTCGGTTTCGTCGGGTTCGCTTTCATCGGGTGATGAGGCGGCGACTGAGTAGACCTGTGCTGCTTCGTAGGCTGGCACAGTTACGAGCGAGAGTTCTACGAATCGGGCTTGAGAGACCTCTAGGGTCCCGTCTGACAGGCGCTTGAACTTGGTGGGGATTGCTCCGACCGAAACGCTGTCTAAAGCGCCATCGGCGAGCAGTGCGAGAGCATCATCGGCGGCGCGAGTTGCGCTCAGTTTTGCCACAAACATCATGCCTTCGCTGGTGGACACTCTTTCGGTGACTCGACCAATGACGCGCGTGTCGTCGTGGTATTCCAAAAGTTTCGGCATTGGGCCGTCCTCGGGAAGTGAGCCCTCAAGAAAGACCACACTTTCACCACCACTTAATTGCGCTTTGACATTCCACGGGACTGCAAGGCCAGTGATTTGACGCGACGGTTCACCATCAGCGGACGCGTCTAGCGTGATCTGTTGAGCGGTCAATCTAATCATGAATATTCTTCCTCGCGGTTTCCTGAATCAAAAGCGGGTTCGCGCTCAACATTCCCTAGATCGTTTTCGTAGACGTAATCCGAGACATCGAATTTGACGTACCGTCCACGCGGCAAAAGTTGGTTCATTGACAATGTTTGCTCAATGGCATCCAAATACTGTTTGGTGCCAAACAAGTAAAGATCTTGGCGTGCCTGTTGCGCGTTCTGGTATGTGTAACCTTGAACGCCGATGCCCAAAAGATATGCAGGTATTCCAGTGGCCCGAGACAGTTCTAATGCTTGGAACTGGCGTCCTTCGATTAATTGCAACGAATTTGGGTCGCTGGAAAATTCCTTAAATGTGACCACGCTGTTTAAGGCGCCAATGGCACCTACCTGTCGAGCGTTACGCCAAGCAGCTGCGAGTTCTGAAAGATCCTCGGCAGACATTGGTTCGGATGCGTCGGTCTGTTGCAACCAACCAGCGGCAATCTCATTAACAGCAAAACGATCAGCGGATTGCTGAAGTTTTAAGGCCGTCATAATTGCCCGGTTGCCTGTGTACAGCAGACCTTGAGTTGGTGCCAAGAATTGCACGACGTCATCGGTTGCTAATGGGTAACCGTTAAATTCGACTTGGTCCGACGGGCCGAACCATTGCGGTCCAGCCTGATCCATGGTCGTGACCATTGCGGCGGGTAACCATTGGAACGAAAGCGGGCGTCCTGTGGCAGTTGATCGGCTAGTGATGTACCAGAACCCGCGACCGTGAAGCATTAAATCAGTGACCAGTTGCGAAAAGATGAAGTTGCGCGTGACCTTAGGATCAGGCTGATCCATCCACGACTCGTTCTCCAAATAGATCTCTTCGTACTCTTCGCCAGTCCACTGGGTCGTGTAATGCTTCAGTTCTAAACAGCCGACCATGGACGCAATCATTTGAATCGAGCGGGCGACAGTAGGAACAGAGAGGGCCAGTTCTTGCGACGCCCCGACGGAGTACGTATAGAACTGACCCACCTGTGCGGCAGAACCTGCTGCAGCCTGTATCGGCGCGGACGCAAACGCAGGGGTTGCGCTTACTTTCTTGCTACCGAAAAGAGCCATCACTAGCGATTCTCTCACACTTTTTGTTCTCTGTTAAGTACCCTCAGCCAAAAGCGAAAGCGGCACGCGACGACCGAACTGGTTTGGACGCGAGCATGATTCCCCAAACGGCGCACCGGGCAAGTTCTATAGGTCCGGGTGACTTCTGCGAACTGAGAACTATTGAACCGCCCGTTCTGACCGCGACCGCTCGGGCGAAATGTTCAGCCAATGCAATATCGCCAATGTGGTTGACGCGGTCCTCCACGATCATCGCCCGACAAGCTGCAGTCCATTTCATTAGTTCGGCGTAACCAACGATTTGCATTCGACGACGCAAGTCTGGGGGGCAGTGAATTTCTAGTGATGGGGTGACCGCCAGTTTTACGGTTTGGTCGTGCATGATTCGCACTACTTCCTCCCACATTTGTGCAGCCGACTCCACCACAAACGCGACCGACACGATTACGCGCCCGTCATCAAAAGCGGTTGAAACTCCGACATAGCGCGAGTCATCAACCGATGAATCAATCGTGAGCCACTGGGTCGGTGGTGCTGGCTTGTCGGATTTTCGGTCGTTCCATAAGTTGATTGGCAAATAGGAATTTGTGGAATCTACCCACAGATTCAAGTGGCCTCGAATGAACGCTTGACGGTTCGGTGAGTCGTAAGCCAACTCCAAAGCCTTCGCCGTGATCGTCGTCCCCAACGCTGGGTTCGCCCAACCCCAATGAGACCGATCCTCCAAACTCACACCGGGTGGCAATGACCACTCAGCGAAATAGAGCGCCGTCGGTTGACCCGAGTCAATCGCCGCGATGCCCTGCTCTCGAAGTTGCAACAACACTGTGGAGCCTTGATCGCCAGCAGTTGAGAACATCATCATCATCGGATTCTTAACCGCGATCTGTGAAGGCCGTAAAGCCGTAAAGACAACGTCGGGACCGATGTCCCAAACCTCATCCACCAGCAGAACTGAGGCAGTCATACCGTGAGCGTGAGCGGACGCCGCGACAACCGAAATAGACGAGCCGTCAGGGAAGTTGATTCGCTCGTCACCGTTCTGCCAACGAACTTTGCAATCAAAGTTTTCTAGGTCGCGGACAACATCACGAAACAAGGCCATGCTTCGACGCTTTTGGTTAGCCACAATGACAATCGTTTGAGGCTCACGGCGAGCAGCTGCATACTCAGTTGCCATAAACCCTGCCACTGCTCGCATGACCAAACTTTTTCCATTTTGTCGAGCCGTACTGATACAAGCCTCACGAAACACAAAGTCACCGTCAGCATCCACAGTCAACGCATCGTTCACAATCCGTTGTTGCCAGTCCATCAGGTCAATCCCAAGGACACGCTTAGCCCACAAGGTCAGGGAAGGACCAAAACTCTCACCGGGTGGAACAGGCGTGACCAACCTCGGTTCAATCCGACCAGATATGACTGAACCACCGCTGGTTCGGGCTGGTTCGGGCTGGTTCCTGCTAGTTGAGGGGATTTTAAGGTGGGGGCTCGGGATGGTCAAATTGGGTGAAAAAGAAATTTCGTTGCGTTTTTGGATTCGGTTTGCGGTTTTCTTGTTGACGTATTGGGCGCCGCGTCGGGCGTTGCAACTGGCGCATGCACCGACTATGAGGCTTCGGTCGTATGGGTCTGATCCTGCGTCTAATTCGATGACGTGGTCGGCTTGGGTGGATGGGGCTTTCTTGCACCAGTGGCAGACGGGTTCGTCTTGTAGGACTTGGGTTCGTAGTTGTTTCCATCGTTTGGTGTTGTAGATCGGGTTGTTGGATGGCATGTGTAGAGCATAGGGCAAGGTCAAGGGATCTACCGCCCAAAGCGGAAGGGCACCGCTTCGGTTGGTCTCGGTTGTCTTGGGTTACGCGTGAGGTTTGTGTCCCCCACTATTTGGCGATGTCTCGCTCTGGAAGCCTGTCTAGTTTTGTTCGGTGGATAACCAGTCGCCTTTGCGTTAGGGAACGCTGATCGCTCAC